AGCGTGTGGTGCAGCAACAGTTGGAACGTTTGATGTTAATTTACCATCAAGATCAAGATCATTGTAAGTATATCCTCTAGTACACCCAATAAACTTGGTACGAGCAGTTTCACCACTGCCTACTAATGTACATCTCTTGTAAAGAATAACCTCATCATCAATTTTCAGCAATCCATCTGTTGGTGGATATACACCATGCTCATATACTTCAATTTCGGTTGAAGTTGATGTTATATCATCAGACAAGATTCCATATGTAGATACTCCTGTATAAGTATCAATATTAATTAAATCACCAACATTTCCAATGATATCCAATGGATTACCATTGGTTTCCAAGAAGGCATAGTATTCTTTTAAGAATGCTATGAACGTTGGGTACTGTTGAGCAAAGTATTGAGATACTTGCCCTTCAATAGAAGTCGATACTTTTAAATCGTTAAACATAGTTAACTAGATACGGGGATTTGTCCTACGCCTGATGTTCTGTTAGCAGATGAAATAGTGTCTAAAATTGAAGTAACCTTAATATCTTCAGGTTTAATTGAAATATAAAGATCACGCAATGCTACAATATCATTTGACTTTGGAATCACTGAGAAAGTAATATACTCAAGGTCTCCTACAACAGAATTAATATTAATTGCATTAATATTTATTTCGCCCTTCTCATAGTCAATTGTACCTGCGTTCTTAGAGTAATAAAGTTTTTCTCCACCACTAATTTTATAAATTGCTAATCCAGATTCACCATACTTTTCAAAATAGTAAGTATTGACCACATCCTCTCCAGTAATCTTAAATCCACTAGACATAAGATCAGTGTCGTTTGAAATTCTATTGCCGTAGCAAATTTCATACGAAGCAAAGACATTTGACAGCACTGGCATATTCTTCTTCATCCTAACTCGTGTAATGTTAGAAGTGATACCAGGATCAGTATCATCAATTTCTCCTACGAGTTTACTATACTTGAATTTTCCGTTAAATCTGTCAAGATCGTTAGTATCGCCAAAATTAGCAATAACTTTTCTGATAACTTCTGCAATTTGCTGTGAAGTTCTTCTTGTTTTGTTATTATTGTAATAAACAAAAGATTCAATTTCCAAATACAGATATGAGGGGTCAATAATTTCAGGAATAACCGAAAGAATGGTATATTCTCTAATTGACTTCTGTAAATTCTGTTTTCCTGTTGTGGTTAGTGTTTCTGCACCGTATGGTTTTGCTGCAATGAAAACTTTACCATATTGAGGTGGACTTGCGTCTTCACCACCAAAAACTGACAGTGCTTGAAGGTTTGGATACAATTGAGAAACTAAAGTTTCATAATCCCTAACAGTGACTGCTCTCTGCTGTGCAGAATAATACCTTGGAGCAAAATATTTAATAGATGTAATGTTTTGAGGTTCTGCTCCACCCGCTGAAGGAGAGTTTATTGTGATAGTTGGAGTTACACTGTCAAAATTTTGACCATTGAAATTGAATACTCCTGTAAATTCAAAATTAGCACATCCATTAGCATCAGATTTGTTATTGACAATATATTCAATGTCTACTTGATCATTATTTTTAAGTTTGCGACCAAATACGTCATCTCCAAAGATGAGTTCAAATTGTTCATTCTTATTCTCTTGAATAAAGTAAATTTTATCATCTGCAGTTATCGTTGTAAATTGTCCTGCCTTTTTATAAGTAAGAGGAACATTAAAATTGTCCTCTCTTACGATAACTGTCAAAAGATCAACATCAGCATCTGCACTTGGGATGATAATTTTTTGTCTTGTTGAAGAATCAATTGGATATACAACTCTCAGAAGGTTTCCTTGGTAAATATCAATCTCAGAAAACCTTACTTTGCGTCTTCCGTCAGTATCAACAAACGCTTCTCTGGTAACATCATCCAAAACAGAAAATACATAAGATCCATTTTGGTTAGTTCCTAAAAATGACTCACCTTTCTTCAAAGTGAACGCACCAATATTAGGATTTACCTCAACATCCATAGAAATAGTCGCTTTTGCCGATTTTGCAGATCTTGGAGTGTATCCAACAAGATTTGCAAGCGAAACTACGTTTTCTCTAATAGACGCACTATCGAAAAATACTTCGTTAGCAATTAAATTAGCATTAAGTGCTGAATAGTAAGTATTGTACGATAATACATCAATAAGTTGAGACAGTACCGAACCTTCAAAGTTATAATCACTAAAAAGTTCAGAAGCACGCAGGTACTCCTTTAAACTTATTTTGATGTCCTCAAAATCTAAATTAGTGACTGTGTTAAACGCCATTATACTCGCTCTAAGATAAGGTTAAGTGACTGTTGATCCAAAGGTAGACCAGTAATGCGATAGAAAATTGTTACTTCTACAGAATTATCATCAATATTGTCAATATACTCAATATTATCAACTGTAACGCGAGGTTCATAAACCTTTAACGCATCTTCAATTGAAACTGTAATCTCATCTGCCATAATTGGGTCCAAAAACTCAAATAATGCAGATCTTAACTTGGTTCCAAAGAAGGGACGAAAGAATTTTTCGCCTCTCATAGTCAATACAACGTTTTTGACCGCTTGTTTAATGGCATTTTCATTCTTAAGCAAGGTGATGTCACCCGTAATTGGGTGACTTTCAAAACTTGGGTTAATATCAACAAACTTTTTGGATATTTGTGCCATTATTGATGCCTTTTTATACTTTATATATCAGGTCAACCACTCAGCATAGTCGTCAAAACCACCTTTTCCACCACATGGTCTAGAAAGACGATCTTTAGGTGGATTGTTTTTGGGTTTTGATGCCTTTTCTAAGTAATAATCAGACCTAGGATCAGTAATTAACACCTTTCCAGATTTAATAAAGTCATCACCTTGGTCAGGAATGGGATGATTTGCCATTTTTCCTCCAAAAATCTGTTTCCAGAACTTTTTGGGAGGTTACTATCTCCGAAAGTATTATCGCCAATGGTTGTTGGGTTGCTCCCACCAAAAATGAAGGTCTTCTTTGTTATCATCATAGTAAAGAGAGACAAAATCACTTTTGAATTTACTACCAATATTTTCACAAAGTGATACTGTGTAGTAATTCTTGTCAACAAACTTCTGCATTGACTCAGTAATCCAGGTATAATTACCTCCACGAATTACTCCTGCCTCAATAAGAACAAAATTGTCCCAGTCAAGTACCCAATCTGCGAAGTTGATTTCAAAATTTACTCTGTAATTTTGTTCTGATTCGTCAGGAAATGGCACATTGACTGCTTCAATATGAAAAATCTCGCCATCCACTGTGAGTGAATGAGCGAGATGCTGTGAAACAATACTAGAATAATCAGGAGAGACGCACAAAAAACAGGTTTTAGACGGATGAATGTCTAAATTTGCCATTTTGATCTTGTACGTCATCTCCTGGATGAGCGCCATCTCCTTATCTTGTGATATGAAAAGGAGTGGTTTGGTCATTTTTCCGCTTTATAAGTGGGTGGGTGAAAGTTACAGTACTCATTAAAGGTGATTTTCATCTCCTTATTGCTCAAATTGCAATGTTTTGCCGCTTTTGGAAGGTTCCACTTCGCAGAAAACAGCATTTCCATTGCTTCTCGGGTCTCAGGTCTCACTTACCTTGCCCCCGATACTTCTTTTTCGCCTTGTTACGAGCAGTTGCAGCGTATTTTGTGTTTTTAGAGCACCCCTGACGGGTCAGTTTGGGTTTGCCAGGTTCAAATTTAACGCCAGAGAGACCAATTTTTGAACGAGCTGCCATAATTTTGAGATTTTTGCGTGAACAACAGTAGTATAGACGGGATTTTCCGCTTTGTCAAGTCAATTGAACGCCCCTGCAAAGACATTAAATGACCCTTGAGCGATGGTATCTCCGCAACCAATCATATCTCCAATGCGCCCAGGAGGACGGAAATTGAAATATACGTTAATAGGACCCTGAGAAATGGGTCGAACTGCGTGTGGTGGTGGGCAATTTGAACAAGGACACGCATGAGGAGCAAATAAATCTCCTACACGTCCTGCCAAAACAAAATTTACACGCACATTGGGGGATCCTGCCGTAAGAGCAGTCGGTGGATAGCAAATGTGCCCTGTAGATAGAGCACCAACATAGGTACAACCTTTCATGGTGAGAACTTAGGATTAATAGGATTACGTCCTGTCTGACTATTTACCGCTTCTACAAACCTCGCTGATGAAATGTCTTTGTCATCATAGACGATTTGCCTAATGGTAAATGTACCAGCACCAATGCCACAAGGAACACTTGTAATGACTACTGTATACTCTACAATAATCATATAATTGGGATCTGGGAAATAATGCTGCATATGGTCTGCAGAACCAATTTCATTAATCAATCCTACAGTAGGAGTACCTGCAATAGCAAGACCACCAATAGGATTCAGGAACGTCCCTCTAGAGAGGGCAGAACCCTGGTTAAGGGTGCCATACTGTGCAACGTACCCAGAGGGTCCTGTAGTGACGCTAGGAGCGTGTGTAGGGGCAGTTACGTCCCTTCTATACTTGTATTCCTTATTAGGAAACAGATAGTCCGTATATCCCCCAGAAACAGTCATTGTGATGGTTCCAGGATGTGTTACTGTAGCAGTAGCAGTACCAACGCCTCCAGGTCCAGCACTTCCAGGACTTGCATTCAATCCTACTGCTGCTAATGTCACCGTAAGACCAGGATCTCCAAAGTATGCTGCAGGACTAACAACAGGTTTAAAGTTAGTTACCGTAACAGTAAAGGTCTCTGGAATAATCGGAGGTCCAGGATTACAAACAACAGCAGTCCAAACATTAGGTGTCCAGACAATTGGTTTGCCAACAATACTAGGTATTGGTTGAATTGGTGTGTAAACTGTAGGTATGGGCATTATCCTTTAACTCTCCTTGCTTCTGCAGCATCCATGATCTCTACAAATCTTTCCTGACCAACACGATAGTCATTCATTAGATATAGAATCATATCATATTCTGTACCAGCACCCCAGGAAGTGACTAATCCTTGAGGTGGAATGTATCTATACCGCATACCACTAGCAGAGTCAATGTAGAAACCCGTACCACTAGGTCCACTATCATCAGCAACAGGATCTGTAGGAGGTATAGGAGGCACTGCATTAGGGTCTCCAGGATCTCCAGGACTACCACTTTGGGGGACACCTCCTAATTCCACATAATACGTCGATCCACCACTAGTAACATAAGTCCCTGTAGGAATATTAGTGGCATCTAATATTACAGTAGACCAGTCCGTTACAGTTGCTACAGATGCTAATGAAGGAATAGTGCTGGTAATAGAGAATCTAAATTTTACATCCCTATGCCCTGCTCTACTAGTAGTTGATGTCGATGCATCAAACTCAGGATTAGGAATAAGAGTTCCATCCTCTAAATCTGGAATAAATGCATTATTTCCATCAGCATCCCTAGCAGAACTTCCTGCTTCCCGATTTGTTATATCTCCTTCATATCGTAATAAAGAAACGCCAGTAGGTACTTCAATACTTAAGTCATTAATGTTCCCGCTATTGTTATCTTTGTCAATACGATATGCATCAATAAATTCATTGGGATCAGGTCCCCTCTCAGGTACATCAACTTCAAAGTTTAAATGATCGGCATTTGCCGTATATTCGGAATTTTTTTCGTAGTAATACTCCCAGGTCTCCTCAGGAAAGAGTTTTTTCCCAAATTGCCCCCCGATCTTAATTTTGATCGTCTGAGGTGCTGTAGCAGTCATCGTAACTGTCCCCGTACTTGACGTGGCAGTTACAGAAGTTCCATCGCTTCGCTGTAATGTAACTGTAACATCATCGTCCAAATACGGAGCAGTACTCGCAATGTTCGGAGTCATACTCTCGAATGTTACTGTAAAGGTTTCGCTTCGCAGTATACTGGCAAGTGGTACGGGAGTACATCCATTCTTATAATAATTACTTGGCATTGACGCATAGGTAAATTTACCATATATGTCAAATTGTAAACCCTCTAAGACAATATCCATTGTCCTTGCCTGGTTTAGCGAGGGTTCACTTACCTGATTGCCATTCTCATCAAAGCAACATCCTGTATAATTATTTGTTAATTTTTCTCTGAGGTCTTCCCCAAGATATACAATACGATCTGTAGGGTCGGAATATCCTGAAACATACCAAGTTTGCCCTGACGAATCACATGGATCAATCGTCACGGCATTTGGTACTTTCGTATATTGTCTAAACCCACCACCAGGAAATCCTTCCCAATTGTTATATGCAGTATACCCTTGCAACCTCCCAGTCGCAGTCCCTACCACATATCCTGGAGGAGTTGCTGTAGCATCATACGTCCCCACAGGATATGCTACCTGCTCAGAACTTTCAGTAATAACATATGCTACATCAATCTGAGAAGCACCTGTACCTACACTCTCAACATAATCGCTATAGTTAGGCATCTAAATCTACGTCTTCCTTGAAATTCAACATCCAGAAATCTTCGGCACCCTCATAATCCCTGAAATAATATCTCTCACCGTTAGGCGCATCCAAAATAAATTTGTCTACCTTACTCTCGTAAGCAATCGTTGGTTCTTCCATATGTAAATTGTCATTGTAAATGTAATGCAAATACTCTTCGTAATCTAAGTCCATGTCGTAGTTTACTTCAAACTCTTGGGGATAGTCAGTACTCATTTGTTTGCCCTAACTTCATTATATATTACCTTTGCCAAGATTTTTGATTTTCCTCTAACGTACACCACCTCAGATTATCTACCGAGTTATTATGCTTATTTCGATCTAAATGATCGACTGTCTCATAATTATTCGGATTCGGAATCCATGCCTCTGCTACCAAACGATGCACATACTCGCGCCGATTGATACGCTCACCATCCTTCACACAATACAAATTTATACTCGGATACCTCGTATGAGCATACTTTGGATCTGGTATACCCCTGTTAAAAGTTCTCATCACAATTAACCCATGGCGAATCTCTAAATTGAATTTCTTCACTAACCACTTGTCAATCTTTCTCATCGTTCGATATATCGTCCCGTCCTTTCCAGCATAATATCCTGGCCATTTTGTTGGACGTATATCCTCAGGTAAAAAAAGGTCTGGCATGATTTTTTCTTGGCAAAAATTTTTTGAAAAAAGGGGTCCCTCGATATATAAAGGTCGCTGGGATACTTTTATAGCTTACCTGGGACCCATGCATTTTAACCGTAGCGGTTAGCTATATTTAAGGGGGGTAATCGCGGCGACTGCGTTATACATAGTGGCGCACCAGTTAGTTATACTTAGTGGGCGCAATCTGCAAAATTGGAATACTTTGCTTTTTTGATTGTTGATACTTAGTGGGGCACCAGTAGGGTATACATAGTGCCCCACGGTTAGCATCAGATAGTGACGCTAGTGTGACGCTGCAGGCAATAGCGATTCACCCACACACCTGCACTCTGCTTTAGATCTACCAGCAGGCGGAGCATGTCACGACGGCGGCAATTGTGGTTGCTGTAGTGACCGTTCTGCCAAAAGATCATTGCCTCACGGCGCAGGGGGTAGAGGCGGATCTCAGCAGTGGCGCTGGACTGAGGGGTGGCGATGATCAGGGTCATGGTCGGTTGTGTGAACTGAAGTCAGTATAGGCACGGGGTGCCCCCCTCAGGGGGGGCAGTGGACGGTTGCTCAGATGGCACTCGCCCCGACGCTTGCCCAGAATGCGAGTCGCAGGGTGCTCGCCTTGGCGACCTGCTCAGCGGAGCGACCCATGGCACGGGCACCTGCCTTCAGGTCGTTGCGGGTCACGTCTGCCATGGAGGCGGCACGCTTGCCAGTGATGATGTTGCGTGCTGCCTGGAGGGTCTGTTGCTTGGTCATGTCGTTTGGTTGAACTGAAGTCAGTATAGAGGGGGGAGGGGGCAGGTGCGCCCCCTAGTGGACAGTTGATCAGGCGTCCGCCCAGTTCAGGGCATCCTCGATCGCGTCATCCAGATCCTGCAGGAGGGGTTCCAGTTCCTCAGCGTAGAGGTTGTAATCCTCCTCGATCTGATCATAGAACAGATCCTCGATCTGGAGATCCATCAGGTAGGCGTCAGAGACAGGCATGGTTGGTGTCGTTGGTTGACTTGATCAGTATAGGCGGCAGGTGTCTATCCTGCAGTGCCTTGGGGTCAGTTAGCGGAGCGGCACACCTGCTGGGTAGCAAGGGCAGCGCCTGCCTTGACGCCTTCGATCATATAGTCACCGATCATCAGGGTAGCAGCGACAGCGACAGCGATGGAGAGGAATCGGGTCATGGTTCGTGGTTGGTTGAACTGAAGTCAGTATAGAGGCAGGATCGCTCAGTGGCGATCGCTGATGTGCCACGTTGTGGACTGGCACTCGGGGGCAGGGATGCGACCCTCGATGATCGCCTGACGGCGCTTTGCCTCAGCGTTCACCTTAGCAGTATACTCTGCCATGATGGCGGACATGTCGAGTTTGGTCTTGGTCATTGGTCTGTGTCGTTTGAACTGAGATCAGTATAGGGTCAGAGGATCGCTTCACCAGCGACAGTCGCCCACTTGATAGGGTGTCCACCGTGGGGGATGCGCCAGATCACTTGATCCTCACCGCTGGTTGCCTCACTGCGACCCATACGGTAGGCGTGGTTGATGTCGGTCGCCCAGAGGCATCCCCACTGATCAAACGATCCGAAGGATGCAGGTTGGACAGCGAACGTTGCTGTAGGCATGATCGTTGGTTGAACTGAAGTCATTATAGGCACGGGTCAACCCTATCTGAGGGTGAGAGTGGACACCGTGCCTACTGGCACACTAGTTAGTTAGTGAAACAGGGAGAGAAAGAGGATCGCTGCTTTATACCCAAGGCGAGCAAAGATCAGCACAATGATTAACTCAACCAACGCCATTAATGCGACGGTGAGCAACCCAAGTGATCGCTTGAATCTGAGCAGCACTATACTTAGTGCCCTCTAGATTGTTGATAACAAATGCTGCGTGACGGTATGCCTCAGAAACTGTTTTGTACAGTTTGTCACTAATGGCAGGGACTTCGTTGAGTGAAGTATACATACCACGCCAAATGTTGAAGGCGTGACCATCAACGGTGATCTCATCACACTGCCCATCAGTATAGATGCCCCTGAAGAATGCAATGGTTTTGTTACCCTTAAGGATGGCACAAATGTTGTCGGATGAGTCAATCTCACACTCAAGAATGGTGATTGCCTTATCCTTATTGCCACCGAATGTGCAGACCTTAGGATAGTCAAACCCCATGCAATATGCCTTGATCATCTGTTCAGCGTCAAGGATATTGCGATCCCATTTGTTATTGGGAGAGAGTGCAGATACAACGCCCACAACTGTAGACAAGGGCAGATTGTATTTGTCACTCAAACCCTGGCAGATTGAGTGGGCATTGTTGTACCAAACCGTTCCCTCTTGAATGTCTACAGGCGTTGCCTGCATGTACATAGCGAGGATGTTGCGAATGTCGGTCATGGTGGGTTGGTTGCCGATGAGATCAGTATAGGGCATCAGGGGGGCATGGTGCCCCCCAGTGGACACTTAGCGGATTGGCAGCACCCCCTGCTCATTAAGTATACCCCAGCACAGTCCTGAGTTATACAAACCAGCGTAGCGGTTGCCTACACTGAATCCGATAATCTCATCACCAGGGTATGCTTGAAAGTTCACCCCAAAGTATACCAAATTGGTGATGGAATCAGGGGTGGCAAAGTGTGCCTTACTGATGCGTTGGAAAATCACATGAATGATGGCAATTGTGTAGAGAATTGCAGTAACAAACTGTTCTTTCAGTTTGTTATAGTCAATGCGAGAGATTGCCTCGATCGCATCATCAACGGGAGGAAATGCAGCAGAGTGAGCAAACATTGGTGGTTGTCGTGGTTGACTCTTTCATTATAAGCACGGCAGGGTTGACATTGGGATGGACTGTAACATTCTGAAACATTACAGATTGTTTCAATGTCTTGCATTTGAGCACCCTGGGTGCCTATGCTGGAGGGAGGCAAGAGGGCGGGATCCCCCCTCAGGGCATTGTTACAGATTGTTTCAATGTGCCACGGTGCTCACCCTGAACTGCTACAATGTTAATAAGAATAAAACAACACTGTGTTATTCTTTATAATCAGTGCTGTGTAATTCTAATTATACACTGTTGTGTATAAAGAATACACTAAGAGTTAGTTATTCTTTATACTAACTCTTAGTGTATTACTATCACTCTTCAATAAGATGAGGATAGAATTCTTCTACTTCTTTAAGTAGTTCTTCATCACTTATCTTATCAAGATCTTCTTCCAAATAATCATTAACAATAGTTGTTAATGTTTGTATATCCATGTCATCAATCATGCAGGAAATGAGATTTTGTTGCAGTTCTTGACGATTCATTTGTTTTTGATGAAAACTACAGAAACTGTTGGTTTTGAAGAAAAGTGATGGTTTTGGTGAGGTTCCCTCCCCTCCACCCCTTTAGTATAGGCATGGAGGGGGGAGAAGTCAAGGGGGTGTGGTCACCCCCTCAAGTGTCACATCAGAACAGCAGGTCTGCGATCTGCTCCATGATGCTGCCGTGATCAGCGATAAAGTGACCATCACGACGGATCTCAGCATAACCGTGCTCTTCTGCCAGATCATACATCAGATCGTAGGCACGGTCCAGGTCCAGGACGGACTCGGACTCGTAAGGGGCAGAGGGAACCAGGATTTCGTAGCGGATGGACATGGTTGGTTGCCTTTGGTTGACTCTGTAATTATAGAGGGGTGAGGGGTGCTAGGCACCCCGAGGTGGACACTGATCAGACCGTCACAATACGAGCGAGGTCAGCGGTGAGAGGTTGCTCAGTCACGAAATCATACTCTTGGGTGTTAGTGTCACCCCAACCCAGTTTCCATGCTTGCCAACCATCACCAGGGGTGAACAGATAGCACCACTCTTCTCCACTATCACCAGAGAGAAACTCATCGAACGTGGTCATCTTAGGAGGAGCATCCTCACCACGCTCAGAATAATAGAGGGGAGCAGGTTCTGCTTTGACTGGAGAATAGATCCACATGTTATTCTCGTCAGTCATGTACTTAACCTCACGCTCACCTCCACTCATAATGACCTGTTTGAGAGGTGCAGATTCCCACATGTTAGTGGTATACAGCGAGGACATATCGCCACCGTTGATGAGTTCTTCAACCTTCTCTTTGGTGTTGAAGTGCTTCACCAGGTCACGACCATTGCCCTGGATGTAACCATCGTAGTGGCAGTAGACAGACACGATCTGGTCAGGACCGAGAGCGAGACCGATGCGAGAGCGAGTTCCCATGGGGTGTTCCCTTGACGACTTCTATAGAATACAGGGTGGGGTCACCCTTGGCAACCCCTAGTGGACAGTTCAGGCACTGACCACTTCAGACAGACGACGGTCAGCACGTGCTGCCAGAATGAACTTACCAACACTCTCTTCATTGTTGATAACGTTCTGCAGATCTTGCACGAACGTTTCATTCATGTTGTAAGTGTAATCCTTACCATTGTTGTAAGTGAGAGTTGCAGTTCCTGCCTCACTATCAACCACGATGGGGGATTGCAGCATGGAGGACTTGGTGAATTCGATGTTCATGAGTTAGTTGTGTGTCAACGACTCAGGTACAATACATCGGATTGCCCACCCTGTCAACCCCTCTGTGCCACCTCAGGGACTGTCACTCAAGAAGTTCTTTTGAACCCATTTCGTGCCATATACTGCAGTTCGATACTTCATCCAACCAACTTCACCGACATTGGTATGTCCTTTGTCATTGTAGTTGGCACCACGTATCTCACCTTTTTGTGAGTAATTCTCACCACGAATTACATTGTAATTATCTGGTTTCTTTTTCCATTGTGGCATTTCTTGCTTCAATTTAGAAAGATTCTCAGAATCTACAATTCCTATGTAATTCTTAGAATATTTTAATAATAATCTTTTATACACACGATTCACTAATTCTAGTGAATGATATGGCATTACTACTTCTTGATAGAAACCCTGCTTCTTAGGCACCCACACATATAATTGGTCTCTTTGTATCTTAACAATATAATACACTAGTGTCTCTAAGCTACTCTATAATATATCTATCAAACCTGACCCAGTTATTCTAGCAGTTTCTCACAGGTTTGTCAAGTGGTCAGTTTCTGAAGTGTCTGTCAGGATTCTCAGAAATCTCAGAAAATGAAAGTTTTCCACAGAAATTGAGAAATCTGTGGAAAACTATGGAATGTGCCAGTTTTTGTAGTGTCTGTGGAAACTTGACAAACGTGTGCTGACGTGCTAAGACCACAAGTTCTCACAGTATTTCTATACTTTTCCACAACCTTGTGGAAAACATAAGTATATTTATTTTGACATTAAAACAATTGTGGAAAAACTCACAATAATTAGATCACGACACTGCTTCTACCCAACATTTAGCAGGTCCATCCACTTTATTGTTCCTTTCATACAACCAGTCAAACATATTCTGTAGTTCACTACACCTCTTTTCCGCATCATACTGAGTATTAAACCATTCATCCATGTTAGGAACACGTCCTGGTCGTTGAAAGAGAACAACATATTTCATTGGATCATCTCCATAATGTTTTCTTGAGTATAGCATAATTGTTGGAGATTTGGTAGATGTAAGTCACACCAGTGTTACTTGTTGCAACAATCTGATCTCCTTGTACAATAGCAGTTGCGATGTTAGTACCAAATGTTTGAATAACACCACTGCGTTGAGAGGATCTTAATTGAATTGATCCATTTGACACAGTGGTATAGAATGCAGCGTTAATCATCTCCTAATACTACCTCGTAA